ATGTATGCATACGATGAGTACGTTCATTACCTGGAGTATCGTCAATTTCTGTAACATGACCCGCTTCTGACTGATTAACTTTATTGTATGGATAATCAGGTATATGACCATTCATAGGAGGTAATTCTTTCCATGGAGTCTCAGCATAATAAGCGTCAGCCTTATCCTCGGATACCGAAGGAATTTTAGGAGGAACCGCAACCTGAATATCGGAAGGAGAGGAACCTTGCGCCCTAGTATCATATTGACTCGAAACGGAATACTTATCCTGGCGACCTGCGAAGTTTATATCTGATTCATTCTGATATTCTGCTATAGGATAATGATCTCCCGTAAAGCCTAATGACTTGGACCGAGGAGAATTTTGAGATGCGATTGAACCGAGTATAATAGGATCCTGAGCTGATACACCATCTCTAAAGAAACCGACTACCCATGAACCTTCCATTAAACCGTGAGGCGTATCTCCTATACCAGAAGTACCAGAGGAAGTTGTGGGTAACATAACAGTAGCCCATGGTAAGTCGTCGACATCTATAGTACCTTTATTCTCTGTATGGAAACCAAAACATCTGACTTTAACTCTGTTCATTTCTAAAGGATCGAATCGATCTTCAACTACACCGGTAAACCATGTAAATCCTCCACCTATAAACTGATCCATTCTATTCATTATTTAAAACTCCTATACTCCCTTTCAGCCACTGTTTTTCGGCGGAAAAATTTTTTTGATGTGTTTCTGTCAGAACTAAATTCAACATATTATTATTTATCTCTTTCTTGTATATTATCTAATGACTCTATAAAGGAATCTTTCTTTAAGAGTAACTTCATACGATACTCGTCTTTAAAGTCATGTACTATAGAAGATACTATATACTTACCAGATAAGAACAAATCTTTACCTCTCTTAGTATCTCCAGCATCTACTGATTTAACTATGTTTATATCTATAGTCATACCAACAGAGAGATTAAAGTCTCCGAATATCTCAACGTTTAACTCAAGAGAATCCATATTCTGTATATAAGCATTCGCTGCGAGTATATCTGAGTTCGCTGGTGCCTGGTAACTAGACCCCCCTGATACGGCCTGGGTGTTTAGACTGATATAAAAGTTAGTCGAATCCCTATGCTCATCTAAGGGTCTCTCTTGTATCTGACTCCCTTTAGGTAATACCCCATTGGCATTAAGGCGTAGCTTAGAATCACTGTATGAGTACGTCTGTGTATCGTACGACTTAGTAGCAATATCTATAGTATGTAATGTTGATGAATAAGCTCCAGCACCTATATTCATATACTGACTCATATTAAATTCTGATGATAACGTTAATATCTTCCGAGCAAGTAACTTATTGTTCTCTTCACTACCAACTATAGTATTAATATTAGGAGCGTACTTATACTCTCTATAGGATTCTTTATTAACAATGTTCTCATACGAATTAAAATGTATACCATCACCAAGAGTCTCATAGAAGAAGAACGGTGTACCATTGTCATAGGATCTCCTTACTAACCAATTAATAAGGTACATAGGTCTCATACGTGGATATACACCTACTATAGTCTGTTTCGTCTCTGTATTAATAGATAGATTCTTCTCATCTATAGACAACTCATCTGTACAGATATTCTTTATTAACTGACCAGGTACATTGTTAAACGGCTTAGATATAGTCTTAGACTGACTGATATACGCATGCTCTGAGACTACTCTGAATACATACGTTGCTGTACCAGGACTGAGTTTAGCGTAACTATGTATCTCTGCGATCTTGAATTTGTGCGAGTATTTGTCCTGTTGACCATCTTGAAGCCGTCTCTTCAGTACTAGGTGTAGTCCCTCCCCACTCACACATTTCACTTTTTCAAGCATTTGTGCAGCATCTAATATAGATACCTCACCTTGCAAGGATCCACTATACAGAGACTCTTCTATAGAGAGAGATGCTATAAGATCTGATATATCGTATTCTGTACCATTACTACATGTAAGTACTGCACTCTCTAACTCATAAGATGATGGTACTATAGCTTCTGATCCATTAGCAAGTTTACTATTAGAATTAGACATTGTTTATTATTGCCTCATATTTTTCTACAAAGTCTGTTATATACTTTGGATCTATTACTCTTATCTTTGATCTTGCTTCGTTACTCGTAAAGAGATGATTCCTATGAGTATGAAAGGAAAGTTCTCCGGCTGGCTCTCCACCAGTAATGAATGTTGCAACTGATTGTACTCTTTTCTCTGGATCGTCTGTTCTATAGTAATCATGTGGAGCGTCTATATACTTATAGACATCATGTGTATTAACGCTATCATCTGAGGTAAGTCCGGTTATAGATTCTGTCGCATTAGATGGTCCTGAGGCTGAAGATCCTATGAATGATCCTACAACATTTTGCAAGACTAACTGATTCATATCAAGATTCTTTACTACTATAGTACCTGTTGCACCTGACGTCGTTCCTGTTACTGTTTCTCCAAGTTCGAATCGTCCTGCTAAGCTATTAGGATAGGATGATATCACTCCAGGATCTCCTGTCTCATCTACATAGGGATTCGTTGTAATGACTACACCCTCGAATTCTTGATCCATATACGCATGAAGCTTCTCTTGACTCATCGGCCATGCAGCAAGTCCGTCATGAAGGAAATCGTTAATAACGAAGAACGTCCAATAGAACTGAGTAGTACCATACAGTCTCTGACTGACGATATCAGGTCTTTCACCATTCTTTATCTCATAGAAGCTATACGCATTAAGATCATCAAGGAATGCTTTGAGTGGTCTTGCACTTCTATAGATATCGACTACTGTCTGTTGAATACCATTACGATCGAAATCATATGGCAACTTAGGAAACTGTCGAAAGTAACTCATATTATCCTCCTACTCTATTAGATACGTTTGTTTCTTTATTCTGATTAAGGCTATCTGCAGAATCGCCAACAACATGACCGGCAGATTCGTATCCATCTATATAGTCAAGTCCTGCTCCATAGAGATCATCTCTTGTTATTGCACGTACCTCTTGGAATGATAACGTAAGATCTACTTCTACTGGTGCAGCTCCTTTCTTACCGTCGTTTGCATGAAAGGAATTGCCTGTTGCATTATAGCTCGCGGTCATTCCGGTAAGGTATGTATCTATGATTCTTGGCATATACTTATTGACCTTTCCCCCAGCCATGAATTTGATACGAAACGTAGGTGGATACTCTAATGATCCTGCACCTATATCCTTTGGATACATATACTTTCTAAACGCATTTTCTATATCATGAGCTGTTACTGATTCTGCAGCTGATGTAGGTACAAGTTTGAACGCAAACTCGAATTGTCTTACGTTGACTCCTTCGAATGTCGTTGCAGTATAGGGATTAACTATCAATCCACTCTTCAGTTCAGCTGATTTTGCAAATCCACCAATGCCAGGAACAGAACCCAGAAAGCCTTGCCCGTTTTTGATGACATTCGATTTCACGTCAGCTCCAGTAACGCTTTCACCATTTACTGCAGCATTTGCAACCATACCTCCAATGCCTAATTCAGCAGACCCGTAGTTCATACCGTCATTAGATCCTATACCCACTGGGACGAACAAGTGAATCTGAGTGAACTCAGGAACTCCTTTTCTTGCCATTGAAAAAGATACGTGTGGAAATCCATCTTCGGATACTCTTGACCTGAGTGTCTCAGGGAATGTTAAGATTGTCATGTGTTTGTCTACCTATATAAATACTAATACATTAATAACTATAGAACTATTTATATGGCTTACGCAAGCGCTTACAAGGGTAAATACACAGTAAAGAACAAAAAGAAATATGCTGGAGATCCTACTAAGGTAACATATAGATCTCTATGGGAACGTAATGCAATGAGATGGGCTGAGGCTAATCCACAGATAGTACGATGGAATAGCGAAGAGATTGTTATACCATATAAGTGCAACACTGATGGTCGAATGCATAGATACTTTGTTGATATGCTGATTGAGATGTCTAATGGTGAAGTTATCCTTGTTGAAATCAAACCTAAGAAACAGACTATACCACCTAAGAGTACTCGTAAGAAGACTAAGAAGTATATTGCTGAAGTTACTACATATATTAAGAACACATCTAAATGGAATGCAGCTCAGCACTATGCTAAGTCACGTGGATGGAAGTTTCAGATATGGACTGAGGACACCTTGAAAAATATCGGTGTTAAGATGATTAACGAATCGAAGAAGAGTTATAAATAGTTATATGGCAAATTCACTTTTTGATACACTACAATCGCAAGCATTTAGAGCTGGGGTAACACCTAGGACTAAGGATGCTCAGAACTGGTTTAAGCGCAACGTTAAGAAGTTGGGCGATACTAATCCACGATCGTTGCTTAAGGATACAGCATTAGAACCTACAACAAAGCCAAGAGTTGGCGATATGATGATGTATTTCTATGATCCTAAGCACAAAGCAACTCTACCATACTATGATAGATTCCCTCTAGCAATCATGGTAGAACCAGCACCTGGTGGTTTCTATGGACTGAACTTGCACTATCTATCACCAGGAGTACGTGCTCGGTTCTTAGATGCAATGATGGATTTAGCGCCTAAGACTATGAATGATACTACACGATTGCAGAAACTACGTTATGCAACTATAATAGGTGCTAAGAAATATAAAGAATTTGCACCATGTTTTAAGCATTACTTAATGGACCATGTTAAGTCACGTATAGTACGTGTCCCTATGACTGAATGGCCTATTGCAATATTCTTACCAACAGAACAGTTCAAAGGCGTTAAAGCCGAATCTGTTTGGAGATACTCAAGGAAACAATACGCATCATGAACAGTATAGACAACCTTAAAGCAGTAATATCTAAGAAGGGTGGTCTTGCAATGCAAAATCGCTTTCAAATATTCTTTACTCCTCCTACAGCCAACAGCGTTAGGTCATTACTTAATCAGGATATTGGTAGTTTAATTGGTGACCTTGCAAAGAATGCTATTAGTGGTGGATCACCAAAGAATCTTATACCAGATCCAAGAGACATCTCTATACTATGCGAAGCTGTTAGCTTTCCTGGTAGACAAATTAGTACTATAGACTATATTGCTGAACGACAAGCAATTAAGATCCCATACTCAGTTATCAATGAAGATATCAGTATGACTTTTCTTCTTACTAATGATTACTATGTCAAAAAGATGTTTGATACATGGTCTACTGGTATATTCGATGTTGAGAATTATAGGGCCGGATACAAAAAAGATTTCGTTACAGATATTGTTATACAACAGTTAGATCAAAACAATATCCCAGTTTATGCTGTAAAACTGGAGGGTGCTTTCCCTACAACAATCAGTGCAATTAATCTGGACAACAACAGTGAAAACACCGTTCAGAAAATGACAGTGACAATGAGTTACGAAAACTACGTACCAGAAGATATTGTGGATACCGCGTTCTCAACAGCAGGAACGGTTCTCAATTCGCTTCTTGGTTAATATGATTTAATATAATTTTTTATAATTAGGAGAATAGAATGGCTTTACCCAAGATTAACGTACCTATGTATGACGTGTATTTACCGTCAACAGGTGCAAAACTAAATATGAGACCTTACTTAGTAAAAGAAGAAAAGGTCCTAATGATAGCATTAGAATCCAGTGACCCTGGACAAATTGCACAATCAGTACGGAATGTTATTAGTTCGTGTTATTCAATTGAAAACGTTGATGATCTAACAACATTTGATATAGAATATTTGTTCTTACAACTAAGAGGTAAATCAGTTGGTGAGGATATGGAATTACAGCTTAAGTGCGATAAGTGCGATACGTTAAATCCACTTGTTGTTAATGTTAATGACGTTAAGATGACAAATATTAGTGATAAAAGTAATGTTGTAATGATAACTGATGAAGTAGGTCTTAAAATGAAGTGGCCTTCAGTTAAGACATTTGGTAGTATTGATGCAACAAAGTTAAACTCAGTTGAAGGTTTAATGGATCTAATAATGGAATGCATTGAAAGTATATTTGATGCAGATGCAGTATACAATAGAGATGAGATGGGTAAAGATGAATTAGTTGATTTTATTGACAACTTAAATTCAGCACAGTTTAAAAAGGTGCAAGCATTCTTTCAAGACATTCCAGCTGTAGAGTATAAGACTAAGTTGATATGTCACAAATGCAAAGAAGAGAATGAGATTGAGTTAAAGGGTCTGCAAAGTTTTTTTTCATAGGCCTTTCTCACGAAAGCTTGACCAATTATTATAAGACAAACTTTGCATTAGTACAACATCATAAGTACAGCTTGACAGAATTGGAAGATATGCTACCGTGGGAAAGGCAAATATACGTTAGTCTACTACATCAGTATATTGAAGAAGAAAATCGAAAAATGAAACAGAGGAATCGATAATGACAGAAGAAACAAAGGGACATCACCCAGCAGATAGCAACGGTGATGGCAAGGTATCCAAAGAAGAAGAAGCTATGTATCTTGAGTTTAAGCGTAAAGAGCTTGATGATCAAGATGCTATGCGAGATGCACAAAGATCAATGGCTTGGTTTGCACTAGGTGGTATGTTACTGTATCCTTTTGCTGTAGTACTAGCATCATTAGCTGGTTTAGACCAAGCGCAAGCAACTCTAGGTAGTATGGCACCTACATATTTTGTAGCTGTTGCTGGTATTGTTGCAGCATTCTTTGGGGCTCAGGCATTTAACAAAAAATAAAGGTAGACACTCATGGCAGATGATAACACAGGGCAATTTCAAGAACTAATCGATTTAATGGCGGCTAATAATAAGTCAACCATTGAGATTGAACGTGATGGCAGAAATACACGACGTCATTTATTGGAAATGAAGAAACTGCAAACATCTGCTCTTGAGACGAATAAGAGTATATCAACAGTATTTGAAAACTTCTTCGAAGCTATGGACGCTAATAGGCTTTCTGATGCAGAAGGAGAGATGGAAAGATTATCTCTATTCGAAGATATTAGAGCGTCGTTAGATGGTGGTATAGTAGTTAACGATAACGATAAGTCAGATAGTAAATCTGGTCCTGGTATGATGGGCAAGCTCGGTGGTATGATGGGCGGAGCTGCTATGGCCGCTGGCGCATTACTTGCAGGTGTAGGTATAGGTGCAGCTGGTCTTACATATGCTATGGGCAAGATGGAAGAGTTAGACACCAAAAAGATTAAAGAAAACGTTGATGATCTATTGTCAATGGCTGAATCTGATAGAATGACTGTAGGTAATGTTGCAGCAGTAAGTGCAACTATGACAGCTCTTGGAATTGGCTTAGCTGCCTTTACTTTAGGCGAAGGCGCTTCAAAGGCTGTTGCTAAGTTTTCTGAAGGTAGTGATTGGCCTCAAGACATAAAAGATAATGTTGAAACGCTATTATCGATAAGCGATATACCAGGCATGGGTGGAGATGCTGCAGCTGTAAGTGCAACATTAACTGGTCTAGGAATTGGCCTAGCGGCATTTGGTATAGGTAAAGCCGCAGACGGTGTTGGTACTGCAATATCATCATTTAGTGAAGGTAACTTTGCAGACAATATTAAGAAAGAAGTAGAAACTTTACTATCAATAGATACTGCATCAGCTAAAGATACAGCCGGTTTAGTTGCAACGCTTGCAGGTCTAGGAGTCGGCTTAGCTTTATTTAGTGTTGGTAAAGCTGGATCAGGAGTTGCTGATGGAGTAACTCAATTTACTCAAGGTGATAACTTTGCGGCTGATATCAAGAAAGAAGTAGAGACTTTGCTATCGATTGATACTGGTGCTAAAGGCGATGTTAGTGGATTTGTAGGAACTATGACAGCTCTATCAGCCGGTTTAGTTGCATTTGCAATAGGTAAAGGCAGCGCTGGAGCTGCAGATGCTCTTACTAAATTTACAGCTGGTGATAATTTTGCTGAAGATATTAAACGCGAAGTCGATACACTATTAACTATTGGCGATAGCGCTGATATAGAAAGAACACTAGCGGCTACTGGATCTCTTGCTGCCCTAGGTGCTGGTCTAACTGCATTCGGTGCTGGTAAAGGTGTCAATGCTCTTGCTGACTTAGGGTCTTCTATTGTTGGATTCTTTACTGGATCTAAGAGTCCGGTAGAACAAGCAATTGAAGTAGGCGAAAAGGCCGAGACAATTCAAGCTGGCGCAGATGCGTTTTCCGCGTTTGCTGATGTATTTGAAAGAATGAGTACGATGGGTGATATATCAATTGATATGGACGATGCAATTGAAGAAATGGTAGAATATACCAAAACTCTTGAAAAGATCTTGCAGGGTGGTAAACTTACTATTGGCAAAAACTTTGAAACTGATGGTCTTGCTAATCTTACAGGTGATGTTGATAAAGCTGTTAGTAATATTAATAGAGTACGTGATGTATTACAATTACAATCTGGTTCAGGTTCTCAAGTGCAAGCTGAAGAGTCTCAATCTGGTAATAAGATCATCACTATATCAGCTGAAAATATAGAATTAAGAATGCCACAAGCAGCGGCTCAAGGTAATACTGTTGCTGTTGCTGATAACAGTAAAAAGTCTACTGTTCAAAATACAATAGTCAATACCCAACCTAAAAATAGAGTTAGCGATACTCTTCAAAATGCTTATGGATAGTAGTCCTGTTGTATACTGGACATCCAAATGGATTAAGACAGGTAATATTATTGAAGTTGATAAAAAGGATGGCGGAAAGGAACTGATACCTGAATTAGTATTAGTAGGAGAACGAAATCCGGATTATATTCCTAAGAAATAAAAAAAGGGACCCCGAAGGATCCCTTGAAAAGGTGGTCTGGTTTACGATTTATCAGATTCGTCCCAAACTCTTATTATTTCTCCTATTGTTATGGCTCTTCGACCGGGTTACTCCCAATCCTTATAGACTTCGCCGTTGCCTATTCAGGCTAGCCCTGTTGAGCTAGCTTGTCAAAGTAGGACAATGTATCCTCTTCCCCCTCATCGCTAGAACTTAAAGGAGCTGATTCAGCCGCTGCCATTGTTGGTTGTTCAACAACAGGAGCTGATTGCATCATGGAATTGTTATCCATAGCTACATGACCAGCGTCAACGCCTAGCACCTTATTCATCTTAGCTTTAAGTTCATCATATGACTTATAGTTCTTAGGGTCAATAAAGTCAGCCAAAGAATGTAGTTTGTTGTATACACCCTCAAGTTGTTCTTCATCTCCACCCATAAGAGGGGCAGCCTGCGCAAACTCTGACTTATCATAGTTTACCCAACCTTCGACTTTACGAATTTTAATCTTAAAGTCAGCGCCTTCCCAGAAGTCGTATGGATTTACTGGTTGTTCATCTGCAAATTGTGGCTGCATTACATCCATGATTTTATCAAAGATCTTTTTACCAAACTTGTATACGAATACCTTACCTTCATTTTGAGGATTAGATGGATCAGATACGACTAGCACATTACTCACATAATGTAACCTACGCTTACGTTCCCGGGCTAATGCTTTATCCTCATCACGACCAGAGTTCCATAGTAAACCATTTGATTCACTAACAGGATCTTCTTGTCCAATTGAAGTTCGGCTATTTTCAATGTACCAAAGACCGGTAGGACCTTTAAAGCCATGATCCCAATACCTTACCCAAGGAAGGTCTTCACCCTCTTTAGCTGGTAAAAATCTGACTACGGCATAGCCGTTTCCTGCCTTATCTCTAGTAGGTTTCCAAAACCGATCATCATCGTAGTTCTTTGATTCAGTTTTAGTAGATACAGCTTCCGCTGCTTTTACGAGTTGGTCGATTGACGAGCCTCGCGAGCTCTTTAGGTTTGCAAATGACATTTTATATCTCCGTATTGCGTTGTATTACGACAAAATTGTCGTTTCTATTGTATTTCACATAATGCATAATATAAGTTATATTATAACACATTTTCATGCGTTTGTAAACGTTTTTTGTAATAAACTTATACATTTATCACGACTAAAGTTTACGAATGGACTATACTTTTCGATCTTCCGTTGAGTATCAGGCCACATAATTGTGTCCGATATCTTTACAGATTCTCTAGGTACAAATCCAAAAATGGCGTTAAGAATAACAACAGTCTCTAAACTAATCTCTTCTTGCAACCATAGTTTAACGAGTGGAGGTAGTTGTCCATCAACAGATTGAAACAATCCATCAAAGACAATATCCTCTTCTCGTAATCTATTTATATCAACTGAAAACACTCTATGAATACTTTCTTGTATCCTTTGGTGATCCTTATAGTTCCTTTCGCCATCATCATCCATCATGTCACCAATGTAACTCAGACCCATTTTAAAGTTAGAGATATAGTAATCTTTTAGATTACCATTGTGTTTCTTAGCTAGCTTAGCAAAGAAGTACTTATCTCTTCGTTTAAAGAATGTCTTTTGACTTACATTAGACTTAAAGTTATATTTAACAGCATCGTAACCAGACTCAAAGTGTAGCTTTAACGCGTTATATAACTTATATGATTCAAATGGATCCATTAATGTATAACCCCTGACTCTGATAAATATATTGTTAAAATAACCGCAGTAATTAAAGACCAGACTGCTAGTTTAAAAATCCCATTAACTATTGCGGTTAAGAAATCAAACATTATTAAGCCATGACTCCTTCGTACAAAGCTTCTACATCTTCGATCTCACCTAGGATTTCAGATAGGTTTTGCTTGTGATAGATCGTGGCCATTTTTTTCAAATGCTTTTTATCAATTTCAACATCTTCAACGCAAAGGTTAACAGCCTCTTTAATAAAGTCTTTTTGTGCTTGGATCAAAGTCATAGCATTACTGATTTCAATAATACAGTCTTTGATTCGCTTAACATCTGCTGGTGATGATGGTATAATAACGTTACTCATAATATTCTCCTAAATGGGTAGTTGATTACCCTTTTTGCCTCTAATTAAATTAAGTCTTATTGCTTCAGCTTCCATCTTATCTTTGAGTGAATCTGTTAATAGTTTCTTTAGATTACTATAGTCCATACCCCTCTCTTCAATAATATAAGTTGCTGCATCTATATAAGACATATTTCCCTTTACAACTAGTTGTTCTACGGCAGTTGAGAACCGCTTTTTTGTCATAATTTTTTGTTCTAAGTCAATAATCATAGCGCCCTGAGTAGTATGCAATCGGCACTTATTCTACCATTGGGTTCACTGATCTTAGTAGTAACAGTATCCCAAACTAGTTTGTCGATTTGCTTGATTGATTTATTTAAAATAAGTGGCAGTATTTCTCCTGGCTTTCTAAGAGTAGTTTGCCTACTTTTTTCGCAGATATTCTTAATGGTAGTACCACTTACTTCAAACCCTTTTGTTGAATTTGTATTATACTGAATTAATTTTTTAGACTTAGTATTATATACAAACAATACGTCTTTACCAGGAATCATAACTGGATTGATAGAACTTACCTTATCGTCAACACTATCGGTGCGATATTTAAGGTTCTTTATTTGCACATCAGAAGCTTTAGGCTTTTTAGCTCTTGGAACTTTAGCTGCTTTATTAGCAGTCTTTAATTGTTCTAAATCACTAAAGATACCTTCCATAACCTTAAGCATTTTATTCTGCTTACGCTTAGTGATATGGCTATAGGCTTCAATGCTTTGCTCACACGTTTGGTCATACGCGTCTTTAATTGGTTGATACTCAAGCATCACCATATCTTTAAACATGTTTATAGATGAACCTTTAAGATCATATGCCTTAAACAACTTAAACACATCGATACTTTGAGTGTATTTTTCATCGCACCAGCCATCAACTATTTCATCCCAATCTACTGCGATAGTTTCGTTGATTTTATCTCTTTGCCTTTGTTGAACTGATATAACAACCTTTTTGGTAGGAACAGCAACTTCTTCTTCTATGGTTGTTTGTGCTTTGATATAGATTTCATTAAGCTCTGCTTTCCATCTTTTCATTTCAGGCTTAGTATATTCATAGCCTCTTTGCCAAAGCTTTGCTACTTTACCAAGAGTAAGAGTAAGTTCCCAATCCTTAAGCTTCTTAAGAGTTCTAATTTTATCTTTATCGTACTTGCAGACTTCAGTAGCAAAGGATAATACAGGATCAATATAGTCTTTAGGCTTATAGAAATAGTTATACCAAGCAGCAGCTTTACTCCACAAAGCTAATCGCTTTGCTGCATCTTTTGAAGTTTCACCTTTATTAAAGATTGGTTCATCACCCATCTTAATTGAATCAATAGAACTTCTGTTTTTGCGGCCTTTAACTCTAGCCTTCTCCAATGATTTACTCGCCATAATCTACTCCTTTTATAATATAGATCTATTATAACATACTTTACTACAAATGTAAACAATTATTTTCAATTAATTCCTTTCATAGTTTTTAATGCCTAGAACATAGTTTTCAGCAGCTGACTCAGCATACAGTTCGTTATGTCCTTTGTACCACTCAATGCCTAGAGATTCGCCATCAATATACATTCGAATTCCAAACCTAGGATTATCTCCAAACGAACGTAGTACCTCAGCTTTACGATTTTTAAAATCATCTGAGCCGTTAAACTCACTAAGTAACATGTTATTTGTCATCATCTTCTCCTAGTTTATTACCATAATAATCATGAGTTCCGGCATCAAAGTTTTTACGTCTTGCGGCGTTTTCATTTGCTGCTATAATTGATGATGTTATTCCAAACCACATAATAAAGCCCGCGAAGGCGATTCCTGCTGCTATTTCTATGATTTCCATAGTTACTTTCCTATATGTTCCACATCTTTACGTGGAATTACTTGATATGCGCCTTTATTATATGCTGGCGCGACTGTGAAATTCTTGGATTCTGTTGCTTTCCAAGAGGTGTCTTCTGGAGTTTGATATTTAGATTCTCCAGTAAAAGATGGATACTTGGTATTGAATTCTTCCATTCTAAGTTCAGCTAAAGACTTTTCTACCTTAAGTGGTTTAAACACTCGCTTGGTTTTACGCACTGTCTTAAGAGCTTTGCTCTTTCTTTTACGACCCGATGGGGTGTAGTTTATAGATCCAATATAGTTCATTTGATTGGTGCCGATTTCATAAGACTTGCAAAGTCCATAGACTCTTGAATTGTTTCAGTTCTACCATCAGCATAAGAACGTGTTATTAAACCACTATTAAAGCTACGCTCAATATAACCATTTTGAGCTAGCATATAATCACATTTAGCAGCCCATTCTTCAACAAATTGTTTACGCTTTACGTATTCAACTTTATCAGTATACTGAGTCATAGCTTAATCCCAATCGTTTTTTTGATCGTTGTATGCATCCATTAAAGATGAACCCGCAATAAAATCTTGAGTCTCTTTGTCTGTATAGAACATATTTTCTTCTTTAAAACATTCAAGACTACCAGGAGCTTGATGAGCAGCCTTTTTGACTGTCTTCGTAAGCTTGTTATAGTGGTCTTTTGGTTTAGAATAAACCCTGTTTACAGCAGCTTTAAATTCTACTTCTTGCTTAGCTTTTTCTGCAGCTGCTTTGATCATTGCCATTCTATCCATAATCTTTTCCTTTCTTTATCATTTAATATAGGTATATTATATCATAGTTTACAGTGTTTGTAAACGTTTATTTTCACTTATTTTAAATTTCTTCAACAGTAATTTTATATTCTTTGCCATTCTGATCTTTGACATTGATGGTCTTTGCTGTAGATACTAAGTATCCTTCTTTAGGACAAAGATCCATTTTAACTTTACCAACTTCAGTAATAAAGCCATCTTCTCCTAGTGCCGGCTTTATTACTGAATGCGCAATGTAGTCACAGTACGCCATGCCCTTCATTACTCTTCTCCTCCTAATTGATCCCAGCATGCTGGAGTACAGCCACTGATTAGAAACTCCCTCTGATCAGCAGTTGCTGAAGGCATAGCTTCTTGGATAAGCGTACCGTTTTGCCACAACTCGACTTGTTCAACTGTCGCATTGATAGCCATTGTGTTGGTTTCACCAGTAACTGGAGATTCTTTTTGCCATATCAACATATTATTTTACCCACACTTTGTTATATTTAGAAGGAAAATTATTACAAGAATAGCTATCTCCTTCAACGTAATTAAGAACTCTTACACATTCTCCAGTAGAATGACTGATATGAACATCAGGTCGATCAAGAGAAGTTTCAACAGCATTGACTAACAATGTAAGAAGTAAAGCTCCAGCTAAACCCCATGTAATTGCAGTGAATTTTTCAGTTTTACTTAATGACATAATCACCTCCGTAGTAATCCAGTACCAGACTAAACGCTTCGATATGTGCATTCAGGTAAGCATCGAGATCAGCGTAAGGGTCATTATCTATACACACACCCTCAGCTTTTTCTCTGCGTTCCAGATCTTTCCTGAAGGTTTCGATTTGCCGTTTCAATTCACTGATCATTATCGCGGCAATCTGTTCAAACTCCATTTCAAGCATTACTTTAGACATATTATACTGCCTCCAGAAGAGTTAAAGGACAATCCCAAAGGCCACCATCGATTCTAACAATTGCCTTTTTGACTTTGATTTTTTCGATCACCCCAGTTCTCTTACCGTGTCGACCGTTGACGCTAACAGTATCACCAACATTAAGACTAGCTTTAATTGAGAAAGCTTTAACATCACGTAACTGGCGCTGCTTGAGCTTTATTAAATTAATTACTTCGTTCATTTCTTCAGTAGAACTGATGGAGTTGATCGCATTTAAGATTGATTTTTTCATAGTATATTTCCTTTTCAGCATTATTTAATATAGGTATATTGTATCATAGTCTGGGAGCATTGTAAACGACCTGAGTGAAAATAATTCACTTTTTTTAGATCAATTTGTTATAACCAGCACTTCTTATATAACTCTTCTTCACGCCCATAAGCTTCTTTTTCCCAAGGAGCGTTTTCGTACTTATAGTTACGAGGCTTTCTATTCATCCATGAGTTAGTCCAACCATTAAGTTCCTTTCTTAGATATTGTTTAGCATGAACCATTTCATGAGCTAAAGTTTGCATCATCATATCATATGGTATATCATTACCCTCAGACGTACGAGCAATTTTAATTTCAGCGTATCCTTCTTTATAATCACCCCAGCAGAGGCCCTGACTATCATTATCAAGCTTAGTTTTAAACCTTACGAATATTACCTTTGACCACATACGATTGATACCAAGCTCTTTAGAAAGATTATCTAAATACTCTTTGACTTTCTTTTTGTTTTTAACTTGACCAGTTACTTTAAAATACGGCATTGCTTGGTTCCTTATCGTTAATATGGGTATATTATACTACATTTTGGGACCTTTGTAAACGACCTGAGTGAAAATAATTCACTTTTTTTAGATCAATTTGTTATAAGACTAGGTAATTGGTGAATAAATGGTTATAAGCTCGTCCTTACCCTTTACTTTAATGTTACCTATGTCTATACATGGATAATTGTCTGGTAGTTGATCCTTAGTATATGACGATATGATTGTTTTATACTCTACGTATTCATGTCTTGCAGCTGTTGCTTCGAGTCTAGCTGCAAGGTTAACTGCATCTCCGATGACTGAATAGTCAAACCTTGATTCGCTTCCCATATTCCCAACAATGCAATCGCCGGTATTAATGCCAGTGCCGACGTTAATGTCCGGAAGGCCTCGTTCTTTGTAAGTTTCTTTAAGTTCATTGGTTTTAGCCTCTATTTGTATTGCTGATTTAACGGCCATCTCAGCATGGTTTTCACATGGTAACGGAGCATTCCAAAACGCCATAATACAATCACCCATATACTTATCGATTGTGCCACCATTATTTAATATGATCTTAGTCATAGCATCAAGAAATTCGTTTACTAACTCTACTAATCCTTCTGGATCATCATTATTTTTATAATGTTCTGATATTGGAGTAAATCCACATATGTCCATAAACAAGAATGACATCTCTCGTCTATCACCGCCAAGTCTTAGTAACTCAGGATTCTTTTGTAGTAGATAGACTTGCTTAGGATCTAGGTAGGTCTCAAATTGTTTCTTAATCTGTTGTCTTAGCATGAATTGTTTATAGAAGTTATTAAAAGACCCTGACGCGAACACAAGTATATATATTATCATAGGATAACTTATATCAAGGAGAATTTGAGATTCGTACCAGAAGTAGAAAGCGCCGCCAATTGAAATACTCAGAGTCGACACAAATGTCAAGAGAGAAGCCCACAATGGCAAATGATAAATTGAAAGAATTATCGCAAGAGATCCAATTAGAACTACAGCTATTTCACCTAGATCAGCCCATATCGGACGAGATATCGAGTCTCCTGACAATATCGTCTCAAGAGCTGCAGCTTGAAGATGATGTGCAGATCTTAGACCTGAAGGAGTTGGAACCTGAGCAGCTAGACCTTTGGCAGTCAGACCAATCAAAACAGTCGAACCCTGTAGATCAGGTAATTCGTTGGACCCGTACTCTATTTCCGTAAACTTATAGTTTGGATTAATCCATATAGAACCATTAGCATCTGATGATATTCTATGAGGTCTAATTATAACCTCTTCAATACCAATATCATTTACCTTTACTGTATACGAAGGTTTTTCACTTAGCACTCGAGTTGTTTCTAAAGCAAACGAAGGATATAATTGATCATTGATCTGAGAGATTAATGGTATACGTCTTACTAATCCATCGACTTCTGGCATAGCATTTATAAGACCATGACCCCATGCACCAGCTTCTATTTCAGGAATATTGGTTACTAATCCTCTATATCTTATTGCCCAATCTAGTGGATTACCTGTCCCAAAGATGGCAGTTCCAACATAGGGCGCAGAAGTGCTTTTTCCGTTTTCATCAGCATCTTGAGCTAGTATAATACCATTATCTTTCACCCAAGAAGCAAAGATTTCATCACCGCCAAACCTGTCAGCCTCTGGAAACATAATAGTAAACCCAATAAGCCCCGCGTTTGCACCTCTGAGGTCACTTATCATTTGAGCATATGTTGATCTCGGAAAGGGATATTGACCCATCACGCTGAGTGAATCTTCTCCTATGTTCAATAGGGTAACCCTAGTGGAATCACGCTGAGTGATTGTCTTGATATAGGTATCAAAGGTATTTAATCGTAATTGCTCAACTAATGCCGGATCAGATACTCTTATACCTATTAGCATTGCTGCTATGAATATTGTAGCCCAGATAGATGTTATATGTTTCATAAGTTATTGTTGAGTTATTGATACTATACAACCAGCTGGATTTCCACAATATTGCATTAGATTATATGTTTGATCTGTAGTAGTCATTTGTTTTAATATTAAGTCTGTTCCATATAAACCGTCAAGTGTTACATTAGCATTATGACTTGCATTATTACCTTTTTGGCGAACAAATACATCATTGTAATCATTATAGATTGTTAAGTTTAAATTCTTATCACCATCGCTTTGTTGTTTGACCTGAACCTTATTACCATCTCCGTCGAGATGTAAATCAAAACTATGACCTGTAGTAGACCCTTGATTTGTTTGTTGTACTGCCATATCATTATTATCACCATATAGTGTAATATCTATTTCATGACCACCACCTTCATAACCATCTGCCCACCAAGTTAAATCAGTATAAGAATCAAGAGTATTCCATGCAACACCTTGAGCCAGTTTCATTTGATTGCCTGAACCACTTACTTCGTCAAATGTAATTTTATTCAGGCCTTCAGAATCATTGACCTGTACTAAATACATATTTAAATTTGAAGAATTAATGTATGATTGATTATCTAACATAACAATTTTGTTATTATAACCTATCTGATCTACGCCTAACGCGAGGTTATCGCCCGATTGTTCCAATGATATAACATTATCATCAGCTGCTACTTCTGTTACAAAACTAAAAATAGCTACTAGAATTATCATAGGCCACATAACTAAGCCTACATAGATTAAAACTTTTATTGAATATTCTTCTAATTTTTCCAACATATCAATTCACCTGATTTATATAGATAAGGATGTCTTCACCCTCATTTCCTGTAATTATGCCATCCCAGGTTGGCGTTATAGTGTTAAGCGTAAAGTTACCGCCAGCTCCTATTTTTATTCTTATCTTGCCATTCACGTTTCTATATAATACTAAATTGCCATCTTCTAAATATACATTATACTGTGATTGGTCGTTAAATCCTCTTGCTGCGCCTTTGATATCAAACTCACCTAGATTATCAAACAAGTCAGAACTATCTATAATGTCTAAAACATCGACTAAATATTCGACATCTAACTCGTCAATATCCAACTCATTAAAATCGTTAAGTTCATCTTCTTTTAATTCGTCTTCTTCTAATTCAGTAAACTCTAAAAAATCTCCATCAAGTAAACCTCGATCTTGATCTTGTTCATCAGCCAATTCTTCCTTTATTCTATCTTCTACTTCTTCTGGAGGTGATACAATAAACATATTATCTATCGTAGCAGCTGTAATTCCATTTACTTTAATAGATTGCGTTGGCGATGAATCTAATGATGATACCATTGTTGCTGCATAAGCTTCATTTAATGTAACTACTCCACCCTGGTTTGAAACTATAATTTCTCCAGATGGATCACCATTTTCATCAGGTAAAAGTATGATTAAACTTCTACCCAACTCATCTACTGTTGTCGTAAAATCAGTTCCTCTTACAGCAATTGAAGCTGTAGGAGTTTTAATATCAATATTTGCTTTATTAACTAAGCCTAATCTACCAGAAGCAAATCTTGCTGTACCCATTGTAAACTTCATACTCATTTTTGAAAGCGAAGGATCTGGGTCATAATATATTTCGTCAATTAAGACTTCAGAATGTTCTTTTAAAGACAATTGAGCCTTATCTAAAAACTCAATAAGCATTCTTCCATTACCAGTTTTTGCTTCATCGTTTAGTTCTACTGGAACTATATTTCCTGATAAAACTATTTCTTCGTTATTACGTACTATCTGACTTATGCCAGTTGATTCTACTATATCACCAATGGAATCTGCAAATGAGATTCCACTAATGAATAGTAAATTAAGAATCCCCAGGTGCGTCTTTTTGATTAATCTGAATAGTAGCATTATCTGAAGTAATATCTAGATTGATTACAGCGTTTGGAGTTAAACATCCAACACCGGCGGTTTGTGCACATGTACCACTAATCTGATTAATATCAATATCACCAGAATCACCAACAAAGTCAAATATTAATTCTTGAGCTCCGTCATTTTGTAATGTATTAATATCATTATCATCTCCAGTAATATCAAAAGTCCAAACAGAATCATCAGCTTCGAAGTCTAAGTCAAATATATTATAACTACCAACTAAAACTAGATCTGCATCTAATCTTTCAGCACTATAAACGTATCCTTGATCGATATCAAATGTATTGCTATCTCCTGTAATACTAAAGTTATAATCAGAAGCGTCCGAACTACCGATATAACCGATATTCCAGTCCACCTCATTTGAGTCTCCCGTTAACGAGAACACCAAAGAAGATGAGTCCATATCAATAGGACCATAAATTAAATTCTGATTACCAACCATATCAATATCAAACGTTAAATTTGAACCAACAATAGTCATATCTGAACCCGTTCCAGAAAAATCGTCTAAACCAATCTTATTACCGTAACCGACTTGATCAATATATAAAGTTAAAGTGTCACCACTTTGTTCTATCATAATCTCATTATCATCATCTGCAAAAACCAAACCTGACGTAACCAAGAATAGCAATCCCGCTATACTAATTAGTTTTTTCATTTTTGTTTTCCCCTTTTATTGAGTGCCTTTCGTTATTTCCATCAACTTGATGGGGATGTCTATGGCGCTCAGTTAAATCCCAGAATTTACGGTCGTGACCCTGGTATATTAGTTCAAGTACTGCAGCTTCAATAGCCGCTCGTACTGCGTATGTCACTGACTCATTATTACCCACTCCGTCCTCATACTCAATAAGTTGTGTGCCTTGTTCATAGAACCTAAACACGTCACCCGAAGAGCCGTAAGAAAGTACCGATTTCTTAGCTTGGACGTTTAACAAAACTTCACCCGTTAATACAGATACTGCTCTCACAGATACTGTAACAACGTCTTTACGATACATTTTACTAAAACCAACGCCAAGAGTTCTTGCTCCTCGACCTCCAGTTTCCATATTTGTATCATAACCTATAATACCACCCTCAATAATCATTCCTGCAAATAAGAGTGGGCCTACACCAGTGGGTTCCGTCCCGTTAGCTTTAGCGACATCTTGACGAGTAGATCTTACTATTTGTCTTTCTCGCACAAGATTATCTATTCCTTGTCTTTCTACTACTCTAAACCAGGTTCCACCACCTGCAGTTTTGAGAGCATCTATTAGCATTTCAGTGCCACCTTGAGTAACTGCAGTAGAAAACGATGCTATATTATCTACTGATTTTCTTTGTCCTGTAAGATCATTAAATCCATACACAGCAACCACAGGTTTACTTTTAGCCGGTGGTAAATTTAATAAATCAACAAATGCTGGTAGTTTTTCCGCTGTTGGATAATCTACACATATAAACTTTCGAGATTTAAATTGATCCCAAACATAAGGTTTATCATTTGCGCATTTTTTTGGATCTGCAGACCATTTTGGTATTTGCGCACACCCGCTTAAAAGCAGTAATATTATTAAATACTTACCCACCGTCAGAATCCTGACTAAAGTTACCAGTTCCTACTGGTATTTCAATAACAGTTTCTGATCCTTCAGAATCTACAATTGTCATTCTAATTACTTCTGATCCATCAGCATTTACTATAACTTCATATGTAACAATATTACCTTCTAAAGTAAATGATCCATATCTAACAGATCCATCATTACTAAACATTGATTCAACAAGTTGTTTAGACATTTGAGCATATATTCTACTTTCTAAGTTACGAATAAACTTAGCCATTGTAGTATTATCTGCTTCTCTTTCTGCTGCCTTTCTTGCAGCTTCTAAAGCATCTTCAATTGCCTTTTTTCTCGAATGTTCTATATTATCAATTGTTAAATAATGATTGCTTGTACCGATTCCACTAAACGAAGGATTCTTAAATCCAAACTTTATTTCACTAGCAGAAACTGGTCCAATTAATGTTAGGCAAAACATTCCTGTTAATATTATATCTTCAACTTTTATTTTTATCTTCATATATATTCTCATTGAGTTGCTTTTGTCTCTCTTTGTATTCTAACACAACCTTTACTTTTTCTTGAAGGCGTATCATATCCTGATCAAGCATTCTAATTTGATCAATTAATCTAATAAGTCCCATATGCATTTCTGATAATTTTGGATCTAATTCATCATTAATAAACTTCCAGATAAAGAATACAAAGTATCCCATACCAACTATCGCTATCGTGCTAAATCCATATTCTGCGACCAAGACAGCAGGATTTAATTCGTCCATTAGTCTCGTCTTGTATCGATATTACCATCTTCTACAAAATTTTCTGCTCTCGCTATTCTGTCTATAGGTGGAGTAAGTTCAAGCGCACTAGAAACCAACATATCGATTTTAATAATTTCGTTATTCATAGTACGCGCTCTATTTTCTAAACTTTTGGTAAATATGTTGAGGGTATCTATTTGTTCTAAGACCCCGCTTAACATTTGCTTTATAATAGTGAATATAAAGAAACCACTTACAAGCGCACCTGCAATTGGTAATCCTACATCATTTATAAGAGCAAATATATTTTCCATATTAACTAATTAAAGCTTAGCCACTGATACAGCCAATAAAGCAGCTCCACCTTCCAAAGTTTCAGATGGCATTTTACGAATAAGTTCAATACCTTTACTTGGAATAGTAATGGTACCAATAACAGCAGCGCCTTCTTTTTGAGTTAATACCAAATCGCTAGCTCCGCTGTTATATACTCTTATTAGCGTGCTAAAGCTCATGTTTGTTGCTGTAGCTAGGTTACCTTGACTACCTTGTAACTTAATTTTCATTTGTATCTCCTAATTAAATGTTTTCTAAACGAATCATTAGTCGTTCAGCTCTATTCGTTACTTGTTTATGCCATCTAGAATCTCTTCCTTCAATAGCAGCTTTTTTCCAATCACCGTCCCGCAAAGCAGAATTATGATTCTTAAATTTACTTAATCTTGTTCTACCCATATTAAACATCATATTAGCAATTACTTGTTTAGCTTCTTCGGGGTAATCATCCCATCCTTCATGTAATATTTTACAGTCTTTAAGTACTGACTGTACATCGTGCTCAAAGCATTCAATTGTTCTTTCTTCTGAGACGGGTGTTCCCACAGCTTGTCCATGCTCTGGATCTGATTCGAGGACCAAATGGCCAATGCCGAAAGTTGCGTAGCCCAAATGATCTTTATAAATTTCATTGACTTTACCCTCATCAATAGTCAGTGTTTCTCTTAATTGTTCAATATTCATATTCTTTCCTTTAATTATTAACCATAACCTTTTGCAGATCTAATTGTTGCTGCTGATATTTGATTTATGGATTTTGCTGAATCGGTTGTTAAACCATCAATCCAATCTTGTATAGTCCCAGGTAACATACCATTATTATATGTTCCGGGTCTACTGTTTTGTTCGAACCAAACTACTGTATTGTCTTCAGTAATTGCTCCACCTAATGTTCCTTCGTAGTTACCGCCAAGAGTTACAGCATAATCCAGCCATGTATTACACTTAGATCTAAATGCAGCATCTTGAGAATCTGTAAGATCTAATAATGTAATATCTTCGCCAGTCCAATCACCATTACTAGTTGGTAGTTTATCGTTACCAAAACCTGTACATCCTAATGTTCTAATAATAGAATATGAACCATTAGATATTGTAAAGAAACACCACGCTTCAACTGAATAATCTACGCTAGCTTCTACATAACAATCAGTATTACCAAGGCCTTCACCAGTTGCTATTTGATTCCAAACAGTGCTTGCGCTTTCAGTTATATCATGTGTTGTGCGCTCTAAAGAAGTTGGTATTTTATAAATTTGAGTAAATTTTTGAATATCATCTTTAGGTTTTACATACACGGTATCATCATAGTCCGATATTGCATTCATTTTACACTCTTCTAAAAGAGTAGGTAAAGACCAACCTAATTCGCCAGCCTTTGTTCGTGTTTCCCATTTGTGAGTTTCTAGCCTTGCACTAAGCTCAGTATTACCCACATAAGTATAACTATCTGAAAGAGGTAATACTATTGAAGTTATTGCGTTAATAACCATGTCTGGTTCAAATGTTACAATCTTTTCTAATATGTAATCTTCAGCTTCAGCATCATGTACTAAATTTAAAGGTGCTTCAGAGTCATTCTGTCCAGTAAGCAATAAGACAGTATGTCCTGCTTCTTCTAAGGGTAAAACCTTTGTTTCAAATGTTGTTGGCATTGCAATAAGTAATATTTTCATGAGGAGAATGTCCAAGTAAATGCACCATTGGCAATATAATTAGGTGTACTATCCGTCGGCCAAAATATAGAATATCTATAGTTTGTATGCTGGTTAACTGTTGCATCAGATCTAAGAAGTACGACATCAGTTTGTCCTGATCTTGATATAGTAACCTTATTCCACCATGTAGTATTGGCTCCGGTAGCTGAAGAACTAGTAGCTTCCCATCTAAAACCCATGCCTGCGGAACTTGCTCCTTCATACCAAGCTGCGGTTTGACATGTAAGTGATAAGCCAAAACCTGTGGTGGCTAAAGGACTAGGTGTTCCGCCAGAACCTTGAGCTCCGCCAACATAATAACTTGTAATAACACGTCCAATTCTTAGTCGTGAACCCTTACCCCACATAGCAGAAGTACCAGTAGCAGAATAAGTATTTGTTACTATGCTACTGGTATCATGGAAGTCAGAAAACTTAATTTGACCTGATGTTGGAATTCCAGTAATGCCGGATGGAGTAATACCACCACCACTATAATAGTCTGAGATTCTAACATCAGAGTTATCGTCCCCACCAAACTCTTCAGCAATACCATTTTTACGATCAGTATCAGTCAGTTTAACTAGTATACCAGAACTCGTTGAGTTGAGCGTATCAGCTTGGGTTGAAGTTAATTCCCATACAAAAGTTACGAAAACATTAGTGTCAAATTCCATAGTTGCATCAGCAAAATTAAATGAACTACTACCTATGCTAAGCGTTTTCGGAAAATGTTCAAGCTTGAAATTCGCGGTGCTGCCTCCGGGTCCTTTAAGAGCTAGAACAAGAAAATTACCGTTGGTAGGTTCACTGGAGCTCAGAAGTGAGTTCGAAAAATACGGGAAACCGGAATCAAAAGGCCCTGACGTTTGGATGTTTTTAAACCAAAGTAATTGACTTATATTAAGAACAAGGCCCTGATACGTAAACACTGGGGGAGAATATGATCCAACACCTGGTGTTCCACCACCACCAAAAGTCCCTGAATACGTAGAAGAAATATTTGAAGTTGTACCAAAACCTGAACTATTCCCTGATATATACACACCAGGTGTTATCGGCCCATTATATGTAAATTCATTTGGAATAACTTGATTAGTAGCGAAATGAGTATGGCCTGCGTCAAAGCCATCAAAAAATGTTCCCGAGGGGTATCCATTGCTCGTGTTCCAACCGCTAGAGCTAGAAACTGACCCGACATTGGTGTTGGATAATGTTTTAGTAATAGATAGTTCATCATCTAAATAAGATGAAGAGCTTTGTACTATATGATCGGTATAACCTTGAAGTGATCCGCTTATACCTCTAGAAACGGCAGCTGACGGAGTACCACCAAACGGTGGAGTTATTCTATGATATACTTGAACATTCATAGTACGAGAGGACTTAGCTAGGTTCATTTGCACTATAATATCTTCTACAGTTCCTGCAGGATTACCAAGACCTATAGGTCCGCTTTTAACAATAGACATTATTTAATAATCTCCGTAATTAAATCTTCAAATTGTTCTATCTTTTCAACTCTATTTGGCCATAGAATATATTCCTTTTCAGGATTTTTCTTTAAGTTTGTTAATAGAGGAAGTATAGAGTTATATAGCTTATTAAGCTTATCTTCTAGCTCATGTGCATTTGCTGAAGCTGATGTAGCTTCAGATTTGACAGATTGTACAGCTTCTAGCTCGTCTTCATCGACAGCAGTAAAGCCAAAATCAAAATCTAATAAATCACTCATTTGTTCTCCTTTACTGTTATTTATACAAGTAAAAAAGCTAACGAGTAATTAATTAATCAGTTTGATGATACTCTGGCATTTGATACGTAAGAGTTAACTCATCGCCTGCTACTAAATCTTTAGCTGTTATTAGATAGAATTCTTCATCGCCATATAGATTTTTATAACAGACGCTAATACAAGAAGGTGTCTCAGTGTGATTGGAATATGACCCTAATGAAGTTCTTATCCACTCTCCATTATACATTAATCGCATTAGTCCTAGATTTGTATTAGCAGGAATATCTTTAACAGCAAACAAACCAAGGCCATCGATCTTGCTTTGTTTAATAGTAACACAACTTGGTAATGGTCTCCAAGTATTTTTAAAGTTAATCTTCACAATATTCCATCTTCTTTTTTAAATCAGTTAGTAAATTTATAAGTTCTTCAATTTGATCGCAGTCACGTTCATCATTGGTATCTATTTCAACATTTATATTTATC